CCGCGCGTGCTAGCCAAGCGAATTCGCGAGGAAACGGGAGGCGAGATTGGGCGGCGACGGGCTGTGACGATCGCGCGGACTGAGACAGGCGTTGCGGCGAGCGTCGGGGCCGATGCAGCGGCTGATGCGACCGGGCTGCAACTCGATAAGGTCTGGAACAGCACCCATGACGCCCGCGTGCGGCCCGATCACGCCAAAGTGGACGGGCAGCGCGTTCGAATGGATCATTCATTCACGGTCGGCGGTGTCGCTATGCGCTACCCGCGCGATCCCAAGGGGCCGGCAAATCAAGTGATCAATTGCAGGTGCGTGGCCATCTACAGCCCGAGGCTTCCGAGACGATGAGCCATCCCCCGCGACGGCTAGAAAATGTGATGAAAGCCATTATTCACACATTGGAATCTCCGCCAAAAGGACCGCGGCACGATATTAAAGAGCGCAATGCGAATATTGCGGATATGCGCAGATGCGGAAAATCTCTTCGGGAAATAGCCAATATATATAACATCTCCCCCGAGAATGTTCGGCAAATCGCAATAAAAGAAGAGCGTCTGCGCAATAAATTCTTCGAGAAACATAATCCTTCCCGCGTCATTGATATGGGTGGAGACAGGGATTGCGTTGTCGAATGGACGCCTGAAATGCAGGCAAAGGAATTTGACCTTCTTCGAGGCGAGCCATGAAAGAGCTTAAGCGCATCCCCATTGAATTTGACGCCAAGGCGGTCAAAGACGATGGGACGTTTGCGGGCTACGCCTCGACGTTCGGCAATGTCGACCAGGGCTATGACGTCGTCATGCCTGGCGCATTCACGAAATCTCTCAGCGAGCGCCCGGCGTCCAAGATCAAGATGCTGAGAGACCACGACAAGAAGAGCGTCATCGGCGTCTGGAGAGAGGCGAAGCAAGATAGCAAAGGGCTCGCGGTAGCGGGGTTGCTAGATTTGAATGTGCAGCTTGCCCGCGAAACCCACTCTCTGATGAAGATGGGGGCGCTCGACGCTCTCTCTATCGGCTATCAAACGCTGGAAAGCGAATATACGCAGGCCGGAGTGCGCCAACTCAAGGAAGTTGGTCTTTATGAGGTTTCAGTCGTTACCTTCCCGATGAACGATCAGGCGACGGTTTCGAGCGTGAAAGAGTTTAACCCCCGCGAAATGGAAAAGAGCCTGCGTGACGCTGGCTTTTCGCGAGCGGACGCCGTGAAGGCGGTCGCTGTTTTCCGAGAGCGCCTGCGTGACGCGGGCGATGAACCAGCCATCGAACAACGTGACGTTGATCCCGAGGCGACTGCGGCTTTGGCCGCTCAGTTGCGCAAGTTCGCAGAGAGCCTGCGCGCCTAATCAGGACAAACGTCTATGACCATGCATGTGAGCAACCGCGCGTTGCTCGCCGGAGCGCCGCGCCTTGAGCGCAAGGACGCGGACGGCGGCAATGCCGATCTTGGCCTGCTGACCAAGAGCTTCGAGGCCATCAACAAAGCCTTCACCGAGTTCAAGGAGAAGAACGACGCCAGCATTACCGAAGTCAAAAAGGGCTTCGATGACGTCGTGCGCAAGGAGCAGGTCGACAAGATTTCGGCGGCCATCGCCGATATGCAGAAGACCTATGACCAGGAAATCCTGGCTCTCAAGCGCGCCAAGACGGCGGCTGGCGGCGAAGAGAAGACGCCCGACCAGATCGAGCATAAGAAGGGCTTCGAGCGCTGGTTTCGCAAGGGCGAGTCGCGCGACTTCACCGAGAACGATCTGCGCGATTTGGAGAAGAAGGCTCTTTCGGTAGCCTCTGACCCGGATGGCGGCTTTACCGTTCTCCCGGAGATCGATCGCGCGATCGATGAGCGGCTGAAGCTCGTTTCGCCGATGCGCCAGTATGCGAGCGTGCGACAGATCGGCACGGCTTCCTACAAGCGGTTCGTCAATCTGCACGGCGCCACGTCTGGCTGGGTCGGGGAAAGCGACTCGCGCACGTCAACGTCGACGCCGACGCTGAAGGAAATCGAAATCCCGGTTCATGAGATTTACGCTATGCCGGTGGCGTCGCAGTCGCTGCTCGACGACAGCTTCGTCAATATCGAGCAGTGGCTCGCCGCGGAGGTCGAACAGGAGTTCGCCTATCAGGAGGGCGTCGCGTTCATCTCTGGAACCGGCTTGAAAAAGCCGACCGGCATTCTGTCGCAGACCATCGCGGCGGACACCGCGGCGGATTTGGCGTGGGGTTCGGTTGGCTATTACGTCTCCGGCGCCTCCGGCGCCTTCGATGCGACGGCCACCTTCAATGGCCTAATCGATATAATCTATGGCCTCAAGGCTGCCTATCGCGCCGGCGCATCGTTCATCGCCAACCGCCGCACCTGGGCGGGCGCGCGCAAACTGAAGGACACGACTGGCCAATATCTGTGGCAGCCGCCGGTTCAGGCCGGCGCGCCGTCCATGATGCTCGGCTACGCGGCCAACGATATGGAGGACATGCCGGACATGGCGGCGAACTCATATTCGATGGCGTTCGGCGACTGGCGCAAGGCTTACACGATCGTCGATCGCATCGGCACGCGCGTGCTGCGCGATCCCTACACCTCCAAGCCCAACGTGCTGTTCTACACCACGAAGCGCGTCGGCGGTCAGGTGACGATGCACGAGGCTTACAAGCTGCTGAAATTCGGCACCTCCTGAGCCTTGACGACATGGCGGGCGCGCGTCGCCCGCCGCTTCCCATCCATTCGACGAAAGGAACTGCGCCATGATGCGCGATCTCTATACGAAAATCGTCCCGGTTCTAGCCTTTGGGCCGGTAGCGCTCGCCGCGGACAACACGCCGGCCGCGATCGACCTCGCCGGGTTCCACTCCGCTGTTATCGAGCTTGGCGTCGGCATCGGCGGCATCACCTTCGATGCGACCAACAAGGTCGAATTCGTGGTGACCCACAGCGACGACAATTCGTCCTACGCGAATGTGACCGATGCCGATATGCTTGGAGTGACCGGCATTACCGGCGGCATCATCAAGTCACTAGTTGCCGCGCACGCCGCCGCGGCCGTCTATCGCTACGGCTATATCGGCAACAAGCGCTACCTGAAAATCCTCGCGGATTTCTCTGGCACGCACGGCACCGCGACGCCGCTATTCGCCCAGGTCATCAAGGGCAACGGGGTCTACAAGCCTTGATGCTCATTGAAATGATTGCTGACGCCAAGGTCGCAGAGGACGGCGTGACCGTCGTTCTCTGGGCCAAGGGCGAGGCGCATGAAACCTATGCGCAGTTGGCGCAGGATTTGATCGACTCCGGCAAGGCCAAAGAGGTAAAGCCGGCGCCAGTCAAGCCCGCCGCGCCGGCTGCGCCGATCCCGGCGCGCAAATGACCTGCCCGCCTCGCCTTCGCCTTGTGACGGACGCTGGCAACGAGCCGGTGAGCGTTACCGAGGCGAAGGAATATTGCCGGGTTGATCTTGGCGACGACGACGCGCTTATTCAGCGGCTTGTCTCCGCCGCGCGCCGCCGCGTCGAGAAAGAAACCGGGCTGGCGCTGACGACGCAGACCTGGGTGGCCGTATTCGATGGCTGGACAGGCGTCGACAAGGGCGCGCGCGACAGGCTCGGCGATTGGTGGGATGGCGTCAAGGAAGGCCCGATATCGGCGATTGTGCCTGACGGCGCTTTCCTGATCGACAAGCGGCCGTTCAGCGCGGTCACATCGATCAAGACGCTCGACGCCTATGGCGTATTGGCGACTGTGGATGCGGCGATCTATTTCACGCAGATTTCCGACTGGCGCGGCCGGATCATGCTGAAATTGGGCCAGACATGGCCGACGACGACGCTGGCGCCCATGGGGGGCATCGAGATCACCTTCACGACAGGGTTTTCATCCGTCCCGGATGATCTGCGAACCGCAATCATGATGCTGACAAAGCACTGGTTTGATAATCGCGAGCCGGCGGCGGATGGGTCGGTAGCCAAACTGCCAAACCACGTCGATTCGATCATGTCGGCATGGCGGCCGATGAGGCTTCTGTGAAAGCTGCGGCCGTCGGGGATATGCGCGAGCGCGTGTCGATCCAGTCGCAGGCGCAGACGGTGGACGCCGCTGGCGCGATCACGACGACATGGACAGAGGTTGAGACGTGCTGGGCGCGCATGAAGCCGGTCAGCATGAAGCAACTGATGCTCGCCGGGCGCGATGAAAGCGAGCGGACCTATCTTATGACGATCCGCTACCGAACCGACATCAC